ATTAACGCTACGTGCAACATACGATTGACCTAAAATCGGGGTTTTCATTGTTTAGGCAGTTACACCTTTGATTACTGCAAAACTAAACACAGGCGTTTCTGTTGTTGTACCGCCTGTAGTTCTAAAACTAATATTAAAACTACCCGCGGCAACAGCAGTCACCATTAAATTGTATAAATCTGTACCTGATTTTTGATTAAGAATAATTACGTCAGTCGCTACAACGGTGCTATTTGTTACCGTAAAAGTTGCTGCTACCGTTGTTCCTGCGGCGCTAAATAAAGTAATTGAACCTGTTGTTTTGTTTATTGTTACGCCTGTAGTTCGACTAGTGCCTTGAACAACAGTACCGCCAGCCCCAACTGAGTACCCTACGCCTGCTGTGCCAGATGAAACAATTGCGCCAGTTGCAGTCAAACTTGTGCCTGTAGCTGCACCAATTGCAGGTGTAGTTAACGCCATGCTTGTTGACGTACACGCTGAAATATTGCCTGACGCTACCGTACCAAGCGCAGGTGTAACCAGCGTAGGACTTGTAAACAAATTAGTTATAGACAGTTGTTTAGTCGTACTAGTAGACGCTTGCACAATCGGCAATACGTCAGCCCCAGCTTGGGAAGTTGCGACGGGTAAAGCTGAAATAGCAATTGTAGCCATGATTTATCCTTAATAATTTCCTGCAAATATATTGTAGCGTTGGCGTGTACCAACAATACTGTACGGTAGTGACATAATATCATCTGGGTTGTTAATACGTTTTAGGTTGCGCTTAGATGCCATTGCAATCCGTGACACTTGTGGGCTTGGCTCAACACCAAACTCGGCAGCAAACTCGCAAGCTAAATTATATTTAAATGCTCTTAAATAGCCTGGCGGAAACAATATATTAGTCGCAAGCGTAGCTGGCTGTGTTAATTCGTCAACCGAAATAAAATGCCATTCCAACACTTTAGTAGGCTTAGGATAGACATACATCTCAATATCAGGGTATGACATATTAATCCATATTACTTGCGGGTAAGTGCTAGTAACTGTTTTAACAGCGATACCATCATATTGCTGTTGGTTGATAATCTTAATACCAAATGAAATGTTGTTGGCAGGATCACGAAAATACGTGGCATCGTCTATTAAAACAGGGCGATTACCTACAAAGTCACCTGAAGGCCCTAGCGTTCTACTTAATACATTAGGTGGCCAACTAAATACTTGGTCTTGCGTAGAAAATATTGATAAACGCTCAGTATTCCACGAATCAATCATTTGATTTAAAGCTGTTAAAGCGTCTTGCGATGTGGCGGCGGATGGCGTTTCACCTTCAGCCAATACCCCTAATAGACGTAGCGCCCCATTAATTTGATCGTTGGCGGTAAAAATTGCCATAACTCACCCTTTACTCGATAGTTTTACGACGTCTTTTTACTTCCAACGTATTGACAGGAGCCGCAATCACTTCTTTTTCAGATGGCGTATCATCAGTATAACGCACCCAGCCATTTTGTTCATCATATTCTGCTTCTTGTTCCATCGTAGCAACTTTACTACCGTGGTCAGGATGTTTTAAATATATAGTCATGTTCGTATTCGGTAGGGGGCATACTGCCCCCTGATTTTAATTAAAAATAAATTAAACCTGTGCAACGTGAATAGTTGCAAAATTTATAGTTAATGCTTCACTTAAACTACCTGTACTTGCGTTTGTAATTACAATAGTAAATGAACCCGCAGCAACCGTAGCAACAGAAAGTAAATACGTTCCTGCGGTAGCAGCGCCGCTTGCTATTGCAACAACTGGTACATCATAAGCACTTATAGCACTATTAGTAACAACAAAAGCTACTTCGGCAGCAGCCGCTAATGCAGCGTTATTAGTCACAATTTGACCAACAGATGCGTTAATTGTCACGCCTGTTGATTTACTTGTGGCTTGTGTAACGGTTGACGGTGCTGTACTACTTGAGCCAGTATTGTAACCAATTTGACCTGTACCAGCCAAAGCGTAAATATTACTTGAACTTTTTAAATCTTGATCTTCAAAAGCTACGCCTATTGATTTGGTATTACCCATAATCTATTCCCCTATAAAATCCCCGCCGAAGCGGGGGATTAATATTAACCAGCTACGCGATAGAAAACATAAGTCGCATCAGCCGTTTTACGAACACGCCAATTAGCTGACGTAGCCGCAGACACAGCTGCTGTACCTACCAAAGTACAACCTGTATTAGCCGTTACAGTAGCAGCGTTAGTTGCGCCTGTATTAATGATATAAAAATCAAAACAACTATCAACTTTCATACTTGGAAACGCTGTGTCTAAAGCTGTTCCAAGAGGAACAGTTAAAGCTACGGCGGCGCCAGTATAAGTAATAATACCTGTTGCTAGTTCGGCTGCTGTTAAAGTTGCGGCTGCTGTTTTAGCCGTTGGGGTTGGCTGCGTAACCATGTTAATTTCTGTTAAGTTACCGTCGCCTAGTTGATAACCACCTGCACCATTAGGTAATGCCATAATAATTCTCCTTAAATATTAAAAAAGCCCCCGTCTACACGGGAGCATTTAGGTTTAACCCCACAGACGGCAAGCCATTTGTGGTCGGATCACGCTGTAACCGTATAGAACGTCAATACGGCAAGGTAAACGGTCATTGTTGATGTCGTACTGACGTACAACACGCATCGAGATACCGTTGTGAACTTGACGTGAAGCCATGTCTACACCTTGTGGTAATAGCAAGTCAGCAGTCGCAAAAGTGATCGCATCTTTGTGATAGATCAAGTTTTGTGGGTAAGCTGTTGCAGATCCACCTAGGAAAGTTAAAACAGCACTAGCAGCAGGGAACGAATCAATAGTTGCCAAGGCATTAGTTGATGTGTACATTGCTGGTGATACTGTTAAAGTGCCAGTTGTTGTGGAAGAAATGCTCAGATCAGCAGTTACAACAAATTGTTGTAATGAACCTGTTGACTGGCGAGTTTGTGGATTAACAGCGTATACGCCAGCAACAGTAAACACATCACCAATTTTAAAAGTTGGTGAACCGCTAGTAAAGCTAATAGCTAACGATGTTGTGCCTTGAGTGCTTGGTGCAGTAGCTACGATTGGTGCAGTTGGAGTAACGCCAGTTGTATGCTGAACAATAGATTGGCTCATATTAACTTCTTCGTAACCCAATACGCCTTCACCCATCATACCGTTCTTGAACTGACGGCTGATAGTGCTAGTTGGGTTAAATAAGCCTTTCATACCTTCAACCAAGCCAGCGTTAGCGGCAGGGTTTACAGTAGCGTACCGTGGGGACATAACAGCCGCAGCTTCGTTCAATTTCTGTTGAGCTTGTAACAAGACCAAAGAAGTTGATGGAACTGTGCCTGGTGTACCAACAGACTGATAGATGTACTTATAAGAGTTAGCTACGTCAGCATCAATACTTGAGGCTAACTGGCTAATACGAGGTTTTAGAACACGCTCTGCGAAGTCATCTAACTGCATAGTTAATTCAGCAGATGTGAAGTTGACACCGATGTGCTTTTGACTAGCAACAGTCAAAGTTGTGAACTGTTCGTTGTCGTCTTGAACTTGCAAGGCGGCACCGTCAGTTACCAAGGCACGATCTGGTAGACGAATACGGAGTGTTGATCCAATTTTGGCACCTTCAACGGCGAAAGAATCGTCGTATTGGCGGTTTACGTTACGAGTAATTACAAGGTTGTTCTCTAGTATTTCAAGAGCCTTTCTTGTAATCATATCAATCGTTAAGATCGAATTTGACATAATAAATTCCTTTTAAAAATAGTTAGCGGTTTCTCAATGCTTCTTGCTTCTTGATCTGCCTCATTCGTTCAGCTTCGATCCATTCTGACGTACTCATGTTCTTAATCGAACGAGGATCAGTTGTATCGTACGCTGGCGAACCAGAACCTCTGGCTGTGACAGGTGCAATCGGCGCAGGAGCGCTTGAAGTCTTTTTTACAGGCGGATTGTCGCTTAACTTCGCGTCAATCTTACCTATTTCTTTGGCTTGCATGAAAGGTGATAAGCGAGATATACGTTCAGCTTCTTTCGGATTAGACCCTAGGTAATAAGCCATATCGGGGCCAACATCGGAAGATTGAATCGTTTGAG